GATGATAACACCTCAAGTAATCGGTATTAAACATTGGATTGATCCAAATGATGCTTATGAACATATTGTTTATGCCGAAAAAGTTATAGATACAAAAACTAAATTAAATCATTGTTATACTAAACTTATTGTTGAAGCATTTAAATACATCGAAAAAAGACCATTTTAAGTCCTATGGAACAAGACAAACTTAACAACCTTACAAGTGTTAAGCCATTGAAAAACAAGGCTCTAAACGGCTCAAAAGAGGGCAATAACGATAAATTCCGAAACCTATATCCCAGCCAACGAATTGCACTCGAAAAACTTAGTGATTGGTATCATAGTAAAGAACTTGAATGTACTCTTCGTGGTTTTGCAGGTACTGGAAAAACATTTATTCTTCGTTATTTTCTACAACATGTTGTTGATAAGTCGTATACTATTACTGCTCCAACACATAAAGCTCTTCGAGTTCTTGAAGCTCAAATTGGTAGAAAAGGTATGACTTTACATAGTCTACATGGACTTAAACCAAATATAGATCTTCAAAACTTTGATATTGAAAATCCTCAATTTGATCCGCTTAATCCTTGTAAAATACAAAATTATAATCTTATTGTCATAGATGAATGTTCTATGATTAATAAAGATTTATTTCTATTAAATCATAATAAAGCAAAAGAATTTAATACTAAGATTCTATATGTAGGTGATCCACTTCAGTTACCTCCTGTTAATGAAGATATATCTCCAACATTTGCTGTTGTTAAGAATAAAGTTGAATTAACAGATGTTGTTCGACAAGAAGAAGGTAATCCACTATTGGAATTATTCCCTATTCTTAGAGATGATATTGTTAATAAAACTAATAATTTCTTATATCATATTATAAGAAATAGAGATCGTATGGAAAATGGAATTGGATATCAAATTCTTCCAGTAGCTCAATTTAAAGAAAGACTATTAGAAGAATTTAATTCTGATATATTTCATAAAAATATAGATCATTATAGAATTGTTGCTTATACTAATAATGCCGTTACTGAATGGAATAGTTTAATTCGTAATAGTATTGTTGGTAAAGATGCAGATATTATACATATTAATGATTTATTATTATCTTATAATACTATAGTTGATGAATTTAAAGATCCAATTATTCTTAATTCTGAAGATTATATTATTGAAGATATTAGACCATATATTAGTGATGAAAGATTAAAAACATTTGCAGTTAATCTTAAATCTATGTATGATGGTCATATTACTCAACCATTTTTAGTAGTTGATAGTAAAGATGTTTCTTTTGAAAGATATAAGAACATTCTTACTTTATTATATAATCGTGCGGCTAATCATGAACAACATGGTTGGTATGTTTATTATAAGTTTAAAAATCGTTTCTTAACTAATACACGATTTACTATTGACACAGTTCAAGGAACTAAATATATTAATAAAGATATTGATTATGGATATGCTATGACTGTCCATAAAACACAAGGTAGTACATTTGATAATGTTGCTATTGATTTAACTAATCTTGTATTTACACAAACAAGATATGGTAGAAGAGAAGTTGATATTGATATTAGAAATAAATTGATATATGTAGCTTTATCTCGTGCTAGAAATAGTGTAATACTTAAATATTAAAATAAATCTATCACTATTGGACTATTTCATCCAATTATTATTAAAAGTATGTGTGGAATTTGTGATAATTGTTATCTCTTTTTGAGAAATACGAAAACTGCCGGTAGGGGTGTGGGTTGCACGCCCACTCTAACACCAACTATTCTATTTATTGGTGATTGTCCTAGTCAGCTTGATAGTAAAAATCAAAAACCATTTAGTGGTCGTAAATCTAAACTTCTTACAGAGTTTATTGATACTTACAAATTAGGTTCTTGGTCTTATGTTACAAATATTATACAATGTGTTTGTCCAGAGCCTACAATTCATTACGCAGAAACTTGTTATCCACATTTAATTAAAACTATTAAAAATCTTAAACCTGTTTTAATAGTTGCAGTTGGACATTTTGCATATAAATTCCTTAAAGATGACAATACTAGAAGTATGAAACATGTTGTGAATAAACTTACAACATTTAATAATTCATTATTTCTTCCAATATATTCTCCTAGTTATGTTCATAAGACGAAATCTTATAATGAATATACTAAATCATTTCAATTAATCAGTAATATATTTGCTGATATATGTAAACAATATCGTTGGATTAAACCTTAAAATGTTATGACAGATCATTATTATTATGATGTTGAGATATATCCTAATTTCTTTGGAATAACATTTATTCCAGCTGATGTTGATCAACAATTAGTAGATATTTATATATCTATTGACAAACTGAATCTAAGAGATAGACATTTCAATAAAACAGATAAACTTGAAGAATATAAAAAAGATAAAGATAAAATTCTTCAAATGATGAATGCTCGTCAATTCATTATATTTCTTGATTATAAAACAGGAAAATGGCGTAATGACGGATCATTCATAATGGACTTTTTTATACAACATAAAACTCTTACTGGATATAATAGTAATAATTATGATAGATATATGTTAGATGTATTTATTAATAATTATAAATATCTTGATGCAAGAGGTTTTAATAGAAAAGAAGGTAAACATATAACTCAACTTATGTTTGACCATAGTTCTTCTTGTATATCTTTCGGTAAAGGTTATGATAAACTTCTTAAATTTAAGAAATATTATAAAAGACCTTATACAGATTATGATATTCAAAAGATACTTTATCTAGATAAATCATTTACTTCTTTGAAACAAGTTGCTATTTGTTTAAAATGGTATAGAATACAAAACTTACCTATTGATTTTGATGTAGCAATTAAAGAAGATCAAATTTATGATATATGTGATTATAATGTTAATGATGTTCTTATAACTAGGGCATTGACTGAAAACCAACATTCTGAGATTGAATTACGAGAAGATATTTCTAATGAGTTTGAAATTGATGTTCGTAATATGTCTAGAAGTTCTATTGGTAAAGCTATTACTACTGAATTATATGAAAAGTTTAGTGGTACTCCTAGAAAAGATTTTATGGAAAAGAAAACTGATCGTTGGAAAATTAGTGTTGCTTCAATACTAAGTCCAAAGATTAAGTTTGAAACTAAAATTCTTAATGCTTTACTTGATAAAGTTCGTAGATCTACAATCGTTGTTGGTAGTGATAAAGATTGTGATAAATTTAAACATGAATTTAAGTTTGGAAATACAATTTATACTATGGCTTTAGGAGGTTTGCATAGTCAAGATTCTCCAGCCATATTTGATATTAATGATACTAGTCATGAAGAATATATTCTTCGTGACGCGGATGTTAATATAGCGGCATCCTAATGTGGTGAATTGCGGGAACATCTTATAGAACTCTTTATACTAAATATATCTAGTAATAGATATATGGCAATGGGTAATGCCAAAGGTATAGTAATAAGTAAAGAGATTAGACAATCCGCAGCCAAGCATCTTATTAAAGATGAAGGTTCAACGACTATCCGTAAAGGAGTAGAGAATGAAATAACTAATCATTCTCGAAGTGCCACAATTTTTCAAATTAAGTTACTATCTATTTTGTTTTTATCCAAAAATGTATTATCTTTGAGGTATTAACCTTTAATAAATAAAATTATGGATATGACAAAATTACAGCAAGTTAGTGATGAAAACACTATTAAAAACAAAACTTTTAGAAGAGATCATGATAATTTTGATTATGGTACTTTTTCAGATCTAATAAATGTTCAAGGTGTTTATGGTATTTATAATAATGAAACCAAAAAACAATACATTGGTTCATCTACAGATATTGGTAGACGCTTACAAAAACATTTTTCAGAATTAAGATTTAATAGACATACCAATAAAAAACTTCAAGAAGATTTTAATAAATATGGTATTGAAAGTTTTATTTGGAAAGTTATAGTTAAAACTTCTACTGAATTAATAGATATTGAAAGAGAATGTCAAATATCAGTTGGTATTGATAATTTATATAATGAAAAAATATCCAACTATTATATTAGTGAAGATTTAAGAAAGAAATATGCTTCTGGTAATAAAGCTTCACATAAAACTAAAGAATATAGAGAAAAAATGTCTTTGTTAAAAAGTCATTCTATAGTTCAATATGATAATGAGGGTAATCCTATAAAAGTTTATGATAATATGAATGATATATTAAAAGAAAATCCTAAGTTTAAAGGTCAAACTATACGAGGAGCTTGTAATGGTTCTAAATATCAAGCTTATGGATTTTTCTGGAGATATTTAAATAAAGATGGTAGCGTTAAAGAAATTGAAAAATAAGATATAGTCTAACCCATCATGAGAATGATGGTAGTAACAAACAGTTAGTTACTGATAAAAATGTTACTAATAATAAGGATAATTATGCGCCTCATATTATCCTAATGGTATTCTTAGTTATGATGTATATCCTGCTCATTTGGAACGAGTTCCATTTAGAGCAACTGTAGGTTATACTAAAGATACTCGTGTTGAAGCTAAACATACTAGCGGAAAATTAGGTAAAGATGCTAAAAAAGTTCTTAATGATTTAAATGATGCTAAAACTCAAAATAGAAATCCGGCTGAAATAGAATCATTATCTAATAGATATGAAGAACTTAAATCAGAATCAAAAAGATACAAAATTAAAGCTGAAGGTTTGAAAATTGCTATTAATCGAATGTATGGTGCATTTAGAGATATTAATGATTATCTTTATGATCCTAAGTGTACTTATAAAGTTACAATTAATCTTCAACTTTGTTTGCTAATGTTAATCGAACAACTTGAACTACATAACATTAAAGTAATCTCAGCTAATACTGATGGTATTGTATCTATGATACTTCCACATCAAGAAGCTGATTATAAAAAATGTTGTGATTGGTGGCAAGAATATAATAATTTTGAACTTGAATTTACAGATTATGAAAAATATCTAAGAAATGATGTTAATAATTATATTGCTATTAAGAAAGGTTTTAAAGAAGCTTATGATAAATTGTTAGATAAATCTCCAGAAAATCTTAAAGAAATCGAAGATGCTTATATTAAGCGTAAAGGTTTGTTTATCGAAGAGATTGTATTTAATAAAGGTTATGCTTATCCTGTTGTTCCTAAGGCATTAAATCTATATTTTATATATGATATACCTTATGAACAAACTATACGAGAACATATTAATTCTTCTAAAGAAGCTATTTATGATTACTGTATGAGTCAAAAGACAGATGCTAAATTCAAAATTATATATAAACATGTTGAAAATGGCATTGTTATTGAACAAGTTTTACAAAAATCAAATAGATTCTATATGACTAATGTTTCTAATGGTAGTGGATCTATCGTTAAATATGATGCAAATCGTAATCGAACTAGTCGTATAGTTGCAAAATATTCAGTTAAACCTTTTAATGATTATATTGAAGAAGATGATTATCATTTAGATTTTGGTTTTTATCTTAAAGAATGTGATAAAATTCTTTATGGTAAAGATAAAAAGACTGATGGTATGAAAGCTATTCAAGGTGATCTATTTGGTGCTATAGAAGATAATTCACATTTAACATTGAATGATATTGAATATAACACTGAAGGTTTAATAGATGTTGATTTAGATGAAATGACTTATGAAGTTCCAGATGTAGTTGCTGAACTTGGTTTGCAAGATACTCGTAAACAAGATGATAGTCAGTTGTACGAAGTGGGCGTCAAACCCTCTTCCCTATCTGCTAATGACACGACCGCAGGGAGTGTACCTACGATTGAACATTCAATAGAACCTGATGAATTTGGTGATATACCATTTTAATACAAAACTAATATGGAATACATTGATTTAAATAAAGATAAACGCCAAGATGAATCTGTTGAAAAATGGAGAAAAGCTGGTGGTAAAGGAACTCTTAATTTAACAATGAGATTTGGTAAAACTCGTGTAGCTTCTAAAATTGTAAAGAATATGTTTGATCATAAATCTGATTATCATATTCTTGCAATAGCTCCTAATGATATTACTTATAAAAATCTTCATTTTAATTTAGAAGCTCCTGCTGATTGTGCTGGTTGGATTGATGTTAGAACTATTAATCAGTTGATAAATTATACTCAAGATGCGAGAATTAAAGGTGAATTACCTTTTAAAGTAGATTTATTGATTCTTGATGAAGTTCATAAACTATTAAGTCCGGAAGCTCTTTTAGCAATTAAATCTGTTGAATATAAATATATTCTATGTTTAACAGGTTCTAAACTTAATAATAAATCTATTGAAATTCTTAAAGAACTAAATGCTCCAATAGTTGATAGTATTACAGAAGTTGAAGCTATAGCCAAAGGTTGGGTTGCTCCTAGTTTAGAATATAATTTAGCAGTTCAACTTGATGAACATGATAAAGTTAGATATGCTAAATATTCTGAATCAATTTCTGAAACTCTTGAAATATTTAAGGGTTTACATAAACAAGTTAATCAGTTATTCAAATCAAATGTATTTGATAGTGATTTTAATTTAGTACTTAGTGCTTTTACAGGTATTTATTATAAAGATAAAAATGGAATTAAAACTTTCATTAAACCTACTATACTTCGTAATATGTTAGCGGATATTATGGGTTGGAGTAGAGATATGCCTTTAGACAATGAATATAATAAAAGAATTGCTAAATATTGGAATCCCGATAATATATTTGAACGAGCAAAGAAATTTAAAGATTTTGTTAAACAACGAAATGAAATTCTTATTCATAATAGACCAAAGATAAATGCAGTTTTAGAAATACTTAGATATAATGATGTTTCTACTATATGTTTTAATGAATCAATTGCTATGGTTGATGATTTAGCAGAACATTTCCCTACTGATGGTATTCCATATCATAGTAATATCGAAAGTAGATATGTAATTAATCCGGCAACTGGACATTACTATACTTACAAAAATGGTAATCCAAAGTATATGGGTAAAGAATCACTTAAGAAACTTGCAATAGCAGGTATGAAAAGTGGTGTTTATAAATATTTATTTACTGCACAAAGTCTTAATGAAGGTCTTACTATTGAAAATATAGAACAAATTATTACCACAGGTGGTAGTTGTAACACTATGACTTACGAACAGCGTGTGGCTCGTGGAAAGACGCTAAATATCGCTAATCCTGAGAAAGTATGTGTAATCATTAACATTTATATAGACGACTTCAAAATAGGCGAAAAAGAGATAAAATCGAGGGATAAACAGAAACTAATACTACGCCAACAAAGTTCAGAAAATATACCTATATGGGTTAATAGTGTTAGTGAAATTTTTGTATAAATTTTTGAAGATTTTTTTGCAGTTATAAAAATTATTACTATATTTGCGTATGGAAAACAACAAGACCAAAGAGAGTCAAGAAACTGCTCTCGAAAAAACTAATATGCAAGGTCAAGATTTAGCAGTACATAGTATTAGTAGTTTTACTCAAGCTGAATCATTGGCAGAGTGGATTGCAAGTTCTCCAGTCTTTAATAAAGAGTTCAAAGAAGTTGCAACTACTGAAGATGGAAAAGAACAACTTATCGTTAATAAAAGTGCGATAGTTACTTGTTTGTTGTTAGGTAATGAATTAGGTTTTAGTCCTATGGTTAGTATCACTTTTGGTAAAGCTCTCAATCGTGAAGCTGTTATCAAAGTTAAACGAGGTGAAGCTATGGGACTTAATCCTCAAGCAGCAATGTCTAATATATATGTTTTTAAGACATCACAAGCTGAAATTGTTTACACTGGTATTCATGTTGTAAATAAAGTTCTTACAGATGCGGGTGTTATTAGAAATATTATAGATGATGCTAGCAAACCTTTTTATTATTATAAATATGTAAAACAAGAGTTACGAGATCAAGAAGTTCTCTACGATGAAACAACTAAAAATGATTATGTTGTATTAAATGCTGGACATCCGGCTGAGTATATCGATTCACAAGTTAAAGCTGGTAAGATACCTGTACTCAGATATACCACTAGGAGAGCTCTAGTTGAACTTGTTAGAGGAGAAGAAAGAATCGCAATTCCTTATACTCTTCAAGAAGCTATTGATGCTGATTTATATGAAGGTACTAAAACAAATGGTGAACATTCGAAAGGAAAGTCTAATTGGAACGCTCATCCTAAGACACATCTTATTAAAATGTCAATTATGTTAGGTGCTAGAATTATTGCTAGTGATCGTTTAAATGGTATATATCTTGGTGATGAAATACCACAAATTACGAAAACTATCAATGATGAACAAGAATATGAAGAAGCTCAAGTTATTGAAGAACAATAAAATCTAGTTATACAATCATATTTAAATCATTAAATCAATCTTGAAATCAATCTTGAAAATATTTATTTAAGTGGTTTACATGTAATTGTGTAATCAAATCATTAAATCAATCTTGAAATCAATCATTCAATCAATCTTGAATAAAATAATTCAATAAATTAACATTTAAAACATTTTAAAATTATGAAAAAGTCTGTATTTACATCTGCTAAGTTGTCGAAGTTGAACGCTGTTGCTCGTGGTACTAAGTCGTCTAACGATACTCGTCCAGCTATTACTACCGGTCGTGCTGCTAATAAGTTTACTATGAATGCTTCTGCATCTAATCTTTTGAGTTGTCAGCATGGTGATCGTGTTGTAATGTTCGCTCTTCCTCAGACTGATAGCATTGACGAGAAGTTCTTTATTGCTGTTGCAGTAGGTAATGAGGGTTGTAAGTTGGCTTCTGCTGGTGCTACTAAGGGTGTAGGTCGCCCACAGTCGTTCAATTATGCTTCGATTTGGTCGCAGATGATTCAAATGGATGTTGATGCTGCTCCATGTGGTGTTGCTGCTCTCGTTGAGAAGGGTTTGATGGAAGAGGTTCCTACTCAGCTTGGTCGTGAAGGTCAGCAGTGCTATGCTACTCTTGCAAATAAGCAGGTTGAGTATGGTTTGTCGCTTGTAGAGGATGAGAATGGTGAAGCTCTCCCAGTAGAGGTTGATGATGTTATTTATGAGAAAGTATATGTTCTCGTAGAGCCTAAGGAGATCGAGGTAGATGCTGCTACTGAGGTTGAGGAGGAGTAATCACAACTTATAGCTCATAGAGCATCTAATCTTTTAAATCAATCTTGTTAAGGAGTTATTGATAGCAATATTGATAACTCCTTTTTTATACAAATTCTTAAAATTATAAGTGAATTATGACACAAGTTGCAAGTACAACAATGATGACCTTTACTGATGAGGTTGTTGAGAAAAGATTAACATTTAAACCAGATCCTGAAATTAATAATCTTTGTCTTGGTTTTCTTGATGAGGTTCGTCTTGAGTTTCGTGAGTCGCCACTTCTTCTTGAGGATGGTACTGAGAATACTTGGGAGTATGCTGGTTGTAATGTTCCTACTTTAATTCTTACTTTCAAGCAAGCTCGTAGTAAGAATAATCTTAAGGATCGTTATTATACTCATACATTCAAGCCAGTTACTACAAAAACTAAGGAGGGTAATCCTGTAGATGATAAAGTTATCGTTAATATTCTTCAGCAGGAGTATACTCGTCTTCGTCATATTGCTAATCAGTATAAAGGTCTTAAGAACTATCCTGTAGATCTTGGTTCTTGTCCAGGTATTGATTATGGCGCAGCTGCTAAAGTTCGTTGTGAGCAATATGCTGCTTTCTTTGAGTATTTCAAGAAGCTTTTGACTGGTCATGATGAGGCTAATCCAACATATAAGAATGTTCGTCTTTGGATTAAACTTGTTGCTGATTATTCTACTCGTAAGTTCTTAACTTTCCCAACTTATGTTGGTCGTGGTTTCGTAGAGCGTGTTATAGAAGGTGTTGAGCCTACTATTGATTTCGAGCCTAATGAAACTATTCAGTTGAGTGCTGGTAAGAATAGTAAGGGTAATCATGAAGCTTCTGCTACAACTACAGCAGCCCCTAGTGCTGAGGTTAGTCCTGAGATTAACGAGTTGCTCAAGAAGTATCAGTAATCCAACAAAACACAGAATTAGTATAACTAGATATAATGGGGCTGATAGGGATAACACTCTATCAGCCTTTCTTTTTATACTAATGTCGCTTGTAGTGGGCGTCTAACCTCTATCCCTATCGGCAGTTTTCTAATTACTTATTGAATATTCTATGCTTATTAAAGATTATATATTAGATAATATAGATCAAACTTTTATTTATAGTTATTATCTTCAAGTTCCACAAGAGGATATTCAATATAACATATTTCATCCAAATGAAAAAGTTAAAAATCCTTTAAGAAATGATCAACATCCTTCATTATCTTTTAAATATTATGGTAATAAACTTATATGTAAAGATTTTGGAGATAGTCGTTTTCGTGGAGATGTTTTTGAAATAGCTGGATATATTCTTAATAAGAATTGCAGAAATAGTGAAGATTTTATTTATATTTGTAATGATATAATGTTGAATTGTAATCGTAATCTACAACATAATTTAAATGTTGTTAATTGCGAACAAAAACTTATTAATAAAGAATCATTACAAATTGATATTGATACTCGACATCCTAATAAAATAGATTATACATATTGGGAACTATTTGGTATTAGGAAAGAAAATCTTAATAAAAAAGTGTTTGTTTGTGATCGTTATAGATTAAATGGTTGGCAAACACCTTATAGATATAGTGGTACTGATCCATGTTATGCTTATTTAGTTAATCCTAATAGGTATAAATTATATTTTCCTTATCGTAATAAACATGCTAGGAAATTTATTACTAATAATAGATCTCCAATAGAATGTTTACATGAAATTAAATATATAGACTATATATGTCTTATAAAAGGTTATAAAGATAAAATACTTTTAGAACAAATGTGTGAAGATAAAGGTATTAATAATATATTGTTTTTACCTGCTGCTTCTGAAACTGTTGTTCTTCCTCAAGATATTTATGATATACTTAAAAGATATTCTTTAAGTGGAAAAATATTCACAATGTTTGATACCGATGCTGTTGGTATTAAATCTGCTAAACAATTACAAGAACAATTTGGAACTATTCCAATCTATTTCACAAGTAACTATAAATCAAAAGATCCATCAGATATGGTTAAAGATTATAGTTGTAAAAAAGTACTTACACACTTTGATAGTGTATTAAAACAAATTTATTATGGAGATTAAATTAAATCATCTGTTAGTAAACACTTTGGATAATGGTAATGAGATATATCTTGTTCCTATGACTAAAGAAGTTTATGAAGAATTTGCACATGATTATGCTAGTTTAAGAGATCAAGTTAGTATTAATAAGTTTGCAAATAAATATGGATTTACACATCGACAAGTTATTCTTGATGGTAATACTTACATCGATGTTAATGATCCTGACGAAGTTGAAAGTGTTCGACCTGTATTAGCTCGTATACTTCCTAAACCTGCTATTGTAGTCAATCCTCTTGTAGATAAACGAGAACCAGCCTATAAATGTTTTTGTTGTAATAACATCAATATTAATACGGTTCTTGAACATCGAACTCCTATTGAAAGTTGGAATTGTTTAATTATTTCTGTAGGAGAACCTGAATATGCTATTATTTTAGAGATTAAAAATTCATAGGTTATGGAAATATTTAATGATGTTATAAAATTATACAAACGAGATGCTAGAGGATTACCTTTAGTATGGTGGGCTAATATAGATGAAATGATAAATGAAAATGGAATTAAACAATATCGTTTATCTTATCATCATGGTATTATGATAGGTGTTATATCTAATACTTTTTCAGATCCTATTGTAGCTAAAAGTAAGAAAAATAGTTATCAACAGGCTTTGTTTCAACTTAATTCTCTTTATGAAAAACAAAAGAAAAAAGGTTATAAATCTGCTGATGAATTAGGTTTATCAGATAGTGATGATGCTGTAACTTTTTACAATAAATTGAATCATGTTTTACCTAAGTATAATACTGATGCTAATAATTGTGTTAAACCAATGAAGTGTCAAAAGTTTGCTATTGGTAAATTTACATATCCAGCAATGATTCAACCTAAAATTAATGGAGTAAGATGTATTGTAATGCTGGAAGATTATACTCCAACAACTATGTTCGATGATCATGCTATAAATACTGATAAAGGTATTAAGCGAGTTACTATGAAGACTAAAGAAGGTCTTACATATAACATATTTCATTTAGAACAAGTATTTAAAGAATTTTATACTAAACTTCCACAATATGCTGATATTGTATTTGATGGTGAAGTTTATATTAGAAACGAAAAGGTAACTAGTATTGGTGGTGCTGCTCGTAATCCTCAAAATCCACTTCATTCTAAATTGTGTTTTGTAAATTTTGATTTAAGTATTCCTGATATGAATAATAAAGATCGAGATGATTTACGAATTAAAGTATGGAATGATTTTGAAGCTGTTAGAAGTAGTTTATATGTTCCACCAGTATTGCTTTGTTTAAATGCAGAATCTCATCCTATGTTTGATCAGTTTCCTATAATAGTTTTAAATACTGATGAAACTTATAGTGATGAACAATCTTTAAATTACATGCAACGATATATTGATTGTGGATTTGAAGGTGCTGTTATTAGAGATAAATCTGCTGAATATCAATTTGGTAGTAGACCTCAAACTATGATGAAACTTAAAAAGTTTGAAGATGCTGAATTTAAATGTCATGATATTCGTTATACCGGTAATCCAGAGCAAGGTGTTGGATTTAGTGTAGTTTTATTATGCGAAAATGATATTAATGATTTAGCTTTTGAATCTACTGTTGTTGGAACTGTTGAAGAAAGAAAAGCTATTCTTGATAATCCTCCTATTGGTAAAATGGTAACTATTAAGTTTTATGAAAGAACTAAAAATGGTATTCCATTTCATAGTAATGTTATAGCTATTAGAGATTATGAGTAATAAAATTCCTGTTACATTTGCAGGTTATGATTGGTGGTCTAGACCTGTATATAAAACTCCTAAAGGTGTATTACTAGTTGATGTAGAAATGTCTGATACTTTTGAAGGAGCTTATTTACATACCGTAGTTAATAATGAATGGGATGGTGAACCTGATCGACCTATTGATATGAATAAAGTTTATTTAAAAGAAGATTAACTATGAAAAGATTTAAAAATATAACTGAACTTCTGAAAGCATTTCGTCAAGGTGATGTAACTGCTGGAAGAACTCCTAGGGTTTGCAGTAATTATAATACTGATTTTAAAAAACAACCTAAATATTATTTTATAGATGATATTTATTTTGAGAATGGTAAAGCTACGCATTTTATAAATAGAACTCTTAAAATTGAAATTATATTATGTAATCATGATGGTTCTTGTCATATATATAATAAAGATGATGATTGGACTATAATACTTGTAAGAGATCATGATTATATTAGAGAGTATATACGAACTCATACACGAAATGCTATAACATTTAATATGGCTGTTCGTTTTTGTTTAACTAATTCTTATATTAATGATTTTATTAATATTAAGAATAGTATTAAAAATGTAAGATGTAATGCTTATAGTCTTTTATGGAGATATTATGATCTTAGAAAGAATTATCAAGATGCTCGTAAATATCTTAATAAAAAATGTAAGAAAGCCCATGTTTCAGCTATAGATACTTACGCTGATAGAGAATTTGCTATAGCTTGTTGGAGAGGCTGGCGTGAATATTGGACTTATTACAAATATGATGGTAGTATAGCTTATGCTGATTTATCATTAAGATTAAGTAAAGATGAAATTCTAACATTGATTAGAAAGACTTTTTATTATAATCAAGTTAGACTTTCATATCATACTTCTGGTTATATGCCTTATGAACTTTTTATGATATATTATTGTAATTTAGCACATCTTAAAAATGATATTGAAGATTTAGCTAATTATATTAAAGGTGCTAATCTTACAGGTTATCAGCAGTGGAGTGGTCGAGAAATCGAATATATTGCAAAGATAATAAAGAAGTATGGCTTACCATTTTAAGTGCATTTTTGGTAGGTTTCTGAGCCATTTAGAGGCTATTTTGAAGGGTGTCGCTTCGCTCCACCGATGCAGATAGGCAGTGAGGTTGGTCGCCCGCTTGGTACATCAATTATTAAACATTTTAGTATTATGAGAATTATAGAACCTAGTGTTGAAAAAGTAACTGAAAGAGGACTTCGTAAAATAGAACTTATTGGTAAAGTATGTACAAAACAAGAACATACTATTAAAGATGATACTGCTGAGAAATTTGTATATAATCGTATTGTAGATGGTCATACTGCTATTCTAGAACACGAATATGTATATTTTAGAGTTAAACTTTTACATGAATCAATTATAGATCAAATTTGTAGTTTAAGTCCTTATATTAGACTTAGTTATAATAATGAGTATATTGGTTTTAGTTATAGATTATTTATAGATCTTATTGGTAAAAGTCGTAGATCTAAACATCGTATAAACAATCTTCATCAAGGTATTACTGTTAATGATTTGTTTTATACAATGTTGTTAATGACTCCTGAACTTTCACTTTTGATGTATGATCAAAAAGATATTGAAAATAATATTCATTATCTTCAGACAACTCTTATGTCAATAGTTCGAGTTTATGATGAGGAAATTCTTAAGAATGCTCCAGAGATTTATAATGTTACATTTAAGATTACAACCGATCGTGGTATTACTCATGAATTAGTTCGTCATAAAGAACAAAGTTATATGCAAGAGAGTACTCGTTATTGTAATTATAGTAAAAATAAGTATGAAAATAGTATAGCTGTTATTCAACCTGAATTTGATAATTTTGAAGGTGATATGGAATGGGCTGATGCTATGAGTGATGCAGAATGTCATTATATGGAAATGACTAAGAATGGTGTTTCAGCACAATTAGCTCGTAGTGTTTTACCAACTTCTACTAAAGCTGATATTTATATGTCTGGAACATTAGATATGTGGATTGGTGAAGAAATTGAAATTGATACTCCTAAACTTAAAACTGTTGAGAATAAAGGTTTCTTACCTTTGAGAAATAGTAAATTTGCTCATCCACAAATGATTCCAATTGCTGAAATGATCGATGAGATTCTTACTAAAGATTATTCAGAACAAATCCAACAAATTAAAGCTTATGGTAACAGTTAAGATTGAAGACTTTAAGAAGTCTGTATCTAATGTATTGTTGAATCTTGGTCTAAGTCAAGATAAAGTTGATTTATTTGTTAATGGTAATGTTCAATTCAAAAAAATTGGTGTTTGTATTGCTATGACAAATGTCATTGATGATGAACTTAAGAAACTTTATCCTAATTATGATGGTTCAATAAGTACAGATACATTTGATATAATGTATGATTTTAATTTTCTTAGAAATGTATGTTAAGAAGTGAAGTTGAAAAATTAGAATTAAATGATATACTTAAGATTATTAATGAACAACACGGATTAACTAAAGGAAATTCACTTGTTTCTAGAGAAATGAGTCGAATATATAACAAATATTTCTCTCGTGAAGCAGTTCTCAATGTTAAGAAAGAAGCTGCAATACGAGTTTTATGTGGTCAAAAAGATAGAGTTAATCCTTTGCCTTATACAACTTTAAGTGTATGAAAACAATAATATGTTTGAATGGTAAAAGACATTCTGGTAAATCTACTGTTGAAGCTATAATCAAAGATATTATAGGTGAAAATGTAGTTAGTTATCAAATGGCTACCATGTTAAAAAAGATAGTTTCTGATTTAACAGGTTGTAACATTAAAGATTTAGAAGATCCTGATTTCAAACAATCTGTATCTACTTTTAAATCTTATACTGCTGGTAAAATTAATGAATATACTTATCGAGATTTATTGATAAGTGTTGGTAAATTAATTAGATCTTATAATAATGATATATTTATTGATGATGTTATAAGATTTATTGATAATTGTAAATCTAAATATATTATTATTCCAGATGTTCGAGAAGAACATGAACTTTTAGAACTTCAGGAATATGCTAATGGTAATCAATATAATTTTTATGTATTTAGAATAGAACGAGTAGGTTTGAATTTAAATGATGCTCATTCTAATGATAAAACAGAAACAGATTTAGATGATTATCGAGGTTTTAGTTCTATTATATGTAATGATAGTGATATTAAACATTTATATACCGTTATGTATAATCATCTAAAACATTATAAAATTATAGATAAACCTTTTAAAGAACAATTATTATTTTAAGTTATGGGAAAGAATATATATGATATAGCTGATGATTATATCGCAGTTATTGCAGAGATTGAAAATAACGAAGGTGAATTAACTGAAGATATGGAGAAAAGACTTCAAATTGCTGAAGATGAACTTGAAGAAAAGCTTCGTGCATATCGTTCAGTTATTAAACAAAATGAATCATTTGTTGATTATAATAGAGATGAAATTAAACGATTGAGAGATCGTAATAAATCTTTTGATAATACTAAAGAAAGACTTTGTAAATATATTATACCAGCATTACATATGTTTGGTAAGCAAACTGCAAGTGGTAACTTTAGTGTTAAATATCCTGATTTTTCAGTATCAACTCGATTGTCTGAAAGTGTTAGTATAAATCCAGATAAAGTTCAAACTTTACTAAATGCTAAAGCAGGTTTGATTGAAAACGATGCTCATGTTGCTAAAGTTCTTTTAAATAATCAAAGTGCATTAGATCTTCTTGGTGATGTTGAAATTACTATTAAAGTTCCATTTACTGAAATTTCTAAATATAGTAGAGAACTTCAACATGATTCTACAGCTGGTGTAGTTTGGAATATTCCTAAGAAAAATCTTAAAGAGCTTATTGAGGATAGAGATCGTTTACATGAAATGATTAGTAATGGTTTGGATAGTGAAGGTCATGTTCGTGATTATAATATTCTTAATGATTTCTTAAATTATATTGAAGCTGAAATCGTAACTAAAGAAAGTGTTAATTTTAGATAAAGTATAACTATGGCTGCTAATATTGAATTTAATTCACAGAAAAATACTTATTCTTTTTATAGTTTAAAAGAAGTTGCTTGGCACGGTTTAGGACAAATCGTAGCT